CGTTTATTAACGTTTATTATGTTTATTATATATATTAACGTTTATTAACGTTTATTATGTTTATTATATATATTAACGTTTATTAACGTTTATTAATGTTTATTATATATATTAACGTTTATTAACGTTTATTATGTTTATATATTCTCTTGATATGTTTATTAATATATTAATAATTCTCTGATTAACCCTTTAGGGTTAATCAAACATATACTCACTATATTCGTTTAGAATATAGTGAGTATATGTTTCTATTAACGTTTATTAACGTTTATTAACGTTATATATATAATAGCCTAAATTCTCTTGGTTTGTCAAGAGGAACATATGTTCTTTTTAAAAAATTAACAAAAAATTAACATTTTGTTCGCATTTTATACGCAAAGAAACAGGAGTGTTAGAATGAGTAAAAGACAAAAAGAGTTTGAAAAGACTTTAGAAATTATAAAGTTAGCACTTACGCTGATATGGATAATAGGTATGCTATATCTAAAACGTAAATACATTGATTAAATATATAGCCTTGCTATCACATATCGCTACGTCAAGTCAAGGGTCGCTTCGCTTCCTCCCTTGACTTCTTCGCGCTATGTGATTCTTTATAAATTGTTAATATTTATTAAATTAAATATGTGTTAAAATAAATATTAACAAAAGAAATATAATATTGAGAGGTGCAACATGGAAGATATTACTTTTGATAAAAATAAAACTCAAATATTTGTATGTATAGGTAGTATGAGAGCTAAAGCAGATAGTATAGCTCCACGTATAGGCTCTATACTATCTAATAACGGTTTTAAGGTGGTTGGAACAGAAGACAAGCCATTACATGGCTTAAACTTAAATGAACGCTATAAAGAAGAAATAGAGCGTTTTATGGACAAACCAGAATATGAAGTAGTAGCAATAGATTGTTGTAGATTTAAAGATAGAGATATAAAGTATAAAAAAATAAGTAGAATAATACCAAGATACGCTATAGATAATTCTTTAAAACATATAGAGTTTAAAGATAACTGTATTGGTATTAATTCTCTCTCGATATGTCCAATAATAGATGATTTAAGTTATAAAACTGATTCTACTTGGACATTAATACAAATCGCTGAACTTGCAGACGAGTCTATTTATATAGATTTTGCTAAAGATATTGCTAATGACATAATAAATAAATTAAAAGAAAATAAGGAGGTACAAATATGTTAGACAAAAAAATAACAATGGAAATCGTAAAACAATTAGTGCTTTTAAAAATAGGCAGAGAAAAACACGAAGACATATTTATTAAAAAAGAGAGCCTTTACAAAATAAAAAACAACAACTTAGTATTGTCAACAGAAGGCTCTACAAAAGAAAAACTTGTACTTACTAACAAGGAAGATGAACAGCAATTTATTGCAAATGCAATAAGAGTAATGACTGGTAATATAGAAGAGCTTTATTATCTTATGTTATCATGTTTGATACAACACTATTTTGATAAAACTGGAGAAACAGAATTCATATTAGACAAAGAAGAATGTTTTAATTTTATGGAAACCGTTGGTGGTTTGTATAAAGAGATTGATACAAATAGTGATGATGTATTATATAAATTTGAACAATTTAATTTAAAAAGATAAGAGTATTGCGCAGTTGCGTAATAATTGTTGATAAAAATGTTGATAGAAATTGTTAATAAAAATTTATAAAAAAGATAGGAGTGTGTATTATGTACAAAGATACTTATACAGAGGAACAATTAGGAGAAGTTATTATTGGACTTACAAGACAACTTATAGGAGGTATTTGGAGTTATACTAAGAGAGAACGTATAGCGGCAATTAATAATTTCTTAGTGAACGCAAGCAATTATTACAATATGCCAGTGCCAGAATTTGAGTTTGTAGAAGGTAATGAAGGGTTACAAGGCTATTCATATACTGGTGGCGGAATAACACACAAAACACCATACGGAAACGTTAAAATAACAATGTATAGAAAGTTTTCTTTAACAACGCTATTGCATGAATTTAGACATGCTATGCAATTAAATGGTTTAGTTGAAGGCTCAAACGAAGAAGGATTTGACGCAGAAGAAGACGCAAGAGAATGGTCATGTTCTTTATACTATAATGCAGACCCAACTAGATATATGAGAGCTGTTAATGCTGGTAAATTAAGATTTGCGTAGTGTGTTATTAAATAATAAGGAGTGATAATATGTCTTATAGGTATATTACCGAATTAGGACTAAGTAGTTTAGAAGTAGATTACTGGAAGAGAATGGCTTTATCTAACATGAAAATTGCAGTAGAAATCGAAAACGAATTTAGAAGTTTAGGTGTTATAAGAGGTTTAAGTAATGATTTGAGACCAACTAATTCAATTACCGATTTTGGAACTTGCGGTATAAGCGCTGTAAAAACTGATGGTTCTCTTTTAAGAGGTGCAGAAGCTTGCACTGTTGGTCGTAGAATCAGCTTCATTGATTTGTATGAACAATACAAATACATAATAAATAAAATGTATGAGTATGAACCATATATCAGTCCTAGAGCTGGTATGCATAATCATTTTCTGTTAGATTATGCTGGTGTTTATAACTGCTTAGAAAAACCAATGCCCGGTATAATACTTAAAAACTTTTTACAACTTATAAAAAGATATGGCCCATGTATGGTGTGGGTTACAAGCACAATTAAACATGATATTCCGGGAATAATAACTAGAATGTGTAAATTTTGTAATCACACATCACTATATTCTACAGCAATACCATCTAAAACAGCAGCAGAAATAAGAAGAGCTATATATAATGAAGATAGATACAGGTTTATAAATTTAATACCGTTGGTTACAAAAAGAGAAGATGAAGATAATATAATTAGATTTCATGTAGAGTTACGTTATCCAGATTGTTCGTTGTTCCCAGCTCAAATGGCTGCACAAAATATTCTACATGCAGCTTTATTATACAAAGCAATAGAATTAAGCGAACATGGCATAATAGCTTGCAGTGACGACGAAGATGATTGGACAGAAATTAAAAGACTAATGAACGCAATAAGAACAGAAGATTATACAAGTGGAGATAGAGTATCTGCTCCACTTCCACAAAGCGATGTTGAACTTGTTAGAAGTAGAAGTGAAGAAATGATTAAAGAATTAAAATCAGCAATATACGCAGTAGATAAAAACGCTTATCCAATACTTAAACAGCTAGTGTTAGAACCAATAAGCAAAATGCAATATGACGTAAGAACAACTGAAGGAGTAAAAGAAGTAAACGAATTTTTTGATTTAATTGTATCTAATATGTATGATATATCTGTTAACCAAGAATATACAGATTTAATTAAAGCAATTGTAGCTATGAGTATAACTGGTGCTTCAAGCGAAGCACAATGGGTTTATAAAGCACAATCAACTCTTAGTAAAGACGCTAAAGAAATAGAGAGTAAATTAACAATGTTAAAATTACAAAGAAATTTAAAATTTGACCTAGAATTAGGTACTTATATTTTTGGATAAAATAATAGAAAGGAAGATGAAAATGTGTAGAATATTATTATGTAACTATGAAGGATTCGTAAAACTAGAAGAAATATATGGTGTAGAGAAAATGTTAGACTTTTTAGAGAGGAATTGCGGCGGTCATGGAAATGGTTATATGGTAATCAAAGATAAGAAAATTAAAGATATTGATAAAGGAGTTAAACTAACAAACCACAAGATTTACAGCAAAGTATCTGGTAAGCCAATGGACTATTTTATATACCATACTAGAGTATCTAGTGCTGGAAGTGTAAGCACTAAAAACTGTCACCCATTTTGGAATAAGAAGAAAAGCTTTGCTTTATGTATGAACGGTACAGAGCGAAGCATGGCTGACATAGGTCGTAATTTAGACAAAACAGATACAGAGATTGTGTTTGATATGATTAATAGAAGTATAATACCATTAAAAGCATTAGGATTTCTAAACGCTAACTATATGGGGTTTAGAAATGGCAAAGTGTTTGTTGTGAATAACAACAGATTTAATTGTCTTGAAGTGTATCAAGACGGTAATGCTTTTGTAATTGCTTCTACTTTCCCAAAAGATTTTCCAGTTGATACAAAAGATATGGAACTTACAACATGGCATGAAGGCGAAGATATACCAATAAGAGAGCCTATTGTTTTTCAAAATAACTTCGATAATAATTCAAACTTTTATTATTATGACGCACCTATTCCAAAAGGTTGGAAAGGCGTTTGCACGTACAAACCAGAAACTATTGATTTTACTAAAGAAGATATTTACAAAGAAGTTTTAAAAGAAGAATATGAAAAATAGTAGACAACCCTACTGATTTGTGTTATAATATAACTACAAAAGGAGGTGTTATGTTATGGCACAAGGTGGTTACAGAAAAGGTGCTGGAAGAAAAAATGTAAAAGAACAATTAGTAATAGACCTTTATAGAGCTAAATGGAACAACAAAGATTTAACTCTTAGAGATATACTCTACAGAATGTATGTAGAGGAAGGGAAAAGTCAAAGACAAATCGCAAAAGAATTGTATATGTCTGCGTCATATGTAGGCAAATTACTAATAAGAGAAGGCGTTCCAAGAAAAAAGTTAAAATGGACTTTTGAATGATAGTTAATTTCTTTATACATTCTAAGCTTTTAGAACCAATAATATTAAAAAGACTTTTAAGTGATTATGGAACGATATTAGACTACAGACCAGCATATACAGTGGGGCGTTTATACAAAAGAAAAAGTACGATATTCTTAATACGCCCCAACTTTTGTCTGGACTTTGTCTATGGAACTCTATATACAATAGATGTTAAAGATGAAACAGTATTTAAAATACTAGACAGTTATCATGGTTGTACTGAATATATTTATAAAAATAAAATTCCAACTGATTTGTCTAACAGAGAAATAGTACAAGCTACAGTAATATCTTTTAATTCTTCAGAAGAATTTATTAAAGCAAAATATCAAAATATAGAAACTGTTGAATGTTTTGCTTATATAATGAATAATATATATAACAAAAAATACAAAGAATTTAACAGACATAAAATGTACAACTTTCTTAGCAATTTTCTAACTGTATTCCCCAAATATAGTACCTCATAAATTACTCCTATTATTTTAACAAAGCTTTTAGGGAGTTGTGCTTTAACAACTTCCTTCCAAGGCTATAAGCCTATATATGATACCTACATATAATTCACAGTCTTTAACATTTATAAAACGCTCAAAGAGCAAAAACAAAAAAAATATTTTAAAGGAGGACATAAAATATGTCATGGAATGAAATTTTAAACCCAACAAACAACAACAACACAAATAACAACGAAAGTGCAGTAAAATACTGCAAACTAAAAGTAGGAACAAACAAACTAAGAGTGCTTGACGAAGAACCATACTCAAGATGGAGCCATTGGATTCCACAAGCCAACTCTGGAAAAGGAACATCAGTAGATTGCATAGGTAAAGGTTGTCCTGTTTGTGAAAAAATAAAAGAGGACAAGAAGAATGGAGCAAAACAAAAGTATTCAACTAAGAAAGCACATGCAATTAACGTACTTAACAGAGAAACAAATGAAGTAGAAATACTAGATAGCGGAAATAAAATCTTCCAAGGCTTAGCAATATTGTTGAGTCAAATGGGAGATTTAAGAGGATACGACGTTAATATCGTTAAGTCTGGCTCTGGTACAAGTACAACATATCAAGTGTTACCAGTATATCCACCAGTACCTCTTACAGACGCAGAAAAAAGTATGAAATTATATGACATAAAGAGTATATACAAGAAACTTACACCAGAACAAATTCTAGGACTTATGTCTGGTAAGTCTTTAGCAGAAGTAACTAAAACAGAAGAAACAGAAGAAACTACAGCAACAAATGAAAATGATACAGCGTTAGGAGTAGATTTTGGAGAAGCAATAGCAGATTAATGATATAAAAGACGTACTCAAAATTAGGGTACGTCTTTTAAAAAACAAATTAAGGAGGTATATATTATGCCAATGGTATTTGGCAATCCACTGCCAATGAAAGGTATAGTTAACTTTGAAAGTCGTGTAAGAATAACTTCACATTTTAACGGAAGAACAAAAACTTTATATAACGTATATGGTAGTTTATTTCCTACATTACCACTAGAAATTCGTGATGATTTTACAAGAGTAGTAGAAAGTATGCAACAAGGAAACAGTGGTATGTACAGCGACAGATTTGTAATAAAAGTTAGAAACCGTAATTATTCAGCAAGATGTAAAGTGTTCACAGAAAACGGTTGGTTAATTGTAGCAACAGTAGAGCCAATTATTTTAGGTCGTTCTACAATACCTAAAACATACTATGTAGCTTTTTCACCAGAAGATTTAAGACAACATAAAGATGAAATATACAATATGCTTGGCTGGGATAGCATATTAAGAAATCAAAGTTCAGAAGAAAGTGTTGCAGAAGAACAAAACAATTCAGAAAACGAGGAACAAGAAGAACAAACAGAAGATTCAAGAACGTGCAGTAATTGTGCTTTTAATTTAGAAGCCTACTGTACAGCAACAAGAATATTTAGAAATCATATATGTGACACAAATTATAGTGGTCATATAAATATAAATGATGAAGTAGTAACTATGCTTTTACAAAATGGAATACCAAAGAAATGTACTTTTTGTGAAATGTATATTGGTAGTAAATTAGATACATCTTGTATAAACTGCATAAGAAATAATTTCAGTAACTATTCTGAAAAACAAATCAGTTATGTACAAAACGTATGGGAATATCATAAAAAATTCACAAAACTTTAAGGAGGAAACACAATGCCAAGATATTTGAACACAGAACAAAGAATGATTGTAATAAAGTTTTTGCTTCTTAAAGACATACTAAAGAAAACAATTGATACGTGGAGCAGTCTGAAGTATTCTAAGAACATGATGAAATACTTAAAGACTGCACACACATTTTTAGATAAATCACTAGAAGAGCTTTTATTTGAAATAGGTTATAATGAAGCATTAAAGCTTAAAGAAGTAGCAAACGACACTATAATACAGTTTAGTAGCAAATCAAAAAGGAAATTTATTAATAACAATAAAGTTAAGCACTCAATAGACCACGTTATAACAGATAGTGAAACAGTTTACGACATAATGGAAGCTGTAATAGAGCAAAAGTGTAAAAAATGTAATGGTAAAAAGAAAGAGTGCAATATACGTGATAATTTCATGATACCATGGGAAGCACCACCAGTGAATGAATATGTTACTGATTTGTCAGAAGCTTGTCCATTCGCTTATGATGAAGATGTGGAAGTTATACGTGAAGAAGAAGTATACAAACCATATATGAGAGGATGATTGAATTGGCTTTGAAACCATCTCAAATAATTGTTAAACATTTTGTTGACACTTTTAATTATAAATTCACTGGTGTGTTATTTAAGAAAGAGTTAGGTATAGCAAACTCTCTAATTAAAGCTGGCTTTACGCCAGAAGAGATAATAATGTGTATAGACTATCTTAAAGAACACCCACCAACTAACGGACTTCGTTCACTTGCTTATTTACAATATGTGATTAACGATATATTGCCTAAAGCAAAAGTAAAGAAGTTAAATACTGTACAAAAAGTATTCTCTGAAGAAGAAGAGTTAGACGAAAATTTAGATGATAATATGTCAAAGTTTAATAGGTTCTCTAGTGGCAATAACAAATTAAGAATTTAGAGGTGATATTATGACAGACATAAAATGTGATATGACACAGTGCAAGCACAATACCGCTGAATATGCAAATGACCCAAGAAGTGGTTGGTGTATGGCTCAATTTATAAGATTTTCAGCGTTAATGTGTGAAGATTTTTTAAAAGATAATAATAAGCAAACATTATGTGTTGAAGATTATAACAGAATAAAGGAGTTAGATAACAATATATAAGAGGTGGGGAGTATGCCAAACGTTAATATAAATGATATAATAGCGAATCCCGGAGCTGAAAGAGCAATATTAAGCATTATACTTAGAGATAAAAACAAGATAATAGAATGTGAGTCAGCAAGCTTATATTCAGAGCATTTTGCCGTAGAGGGTCATAAAAGATTGTATGAGGTGATTTGTTATTTAGCAGTTAACCCAAATGTTAGGCAGATAGACTCACTTCTTGTGTACAGTACAATAACAGATGATGCCGCTAAAAACGCTATTGATGAGCTAGGCGGCATGAGGTATATAGATACGCTTATAAACGCAAGAATATTAGATAATATCATTTTGTATATAAATATAGTTAGAAATTGCGCTTTAAAGCGTATGGCTTATTCATTATGTAATGACATACAAAACATGATAATTACAAATCAAGAAGTTGAAATAGAAGTTTTATTAAACGACATACAGCAAAGAACTCTTTCTCTTATTCTTAACAATAACTCTACAAATAATGTATATAGAGTTGGCGACTCTATAGAAGAAAGATTAAGACGTAGAGCAGAGAATCCCCAAAACATACCGGGATATACGTTAGGTTGGAGACAGTATGATTATATAACTCAAGGATATAAACCAAACGAACTTACGGTATTTGTAGCAGAAAGTAAAACAGGTAAATCAGCACTACTGCAAAATCACGAAGAAGCATTTACAGTACGTAGTGGTATTCCGGGTTTATATATAGATACAGAAATGACAGATGAAGAACATGACGATAGATTACTTGCTATGGTAAGCAGAGTGCCATATCAAGAAATATATAACGGTATGTTTGCTAGAGACACTGAACATGGTAGAGCAGAAGAAAAAATAAACAAAATAGAAGAAGCAAGACAAAAAATTATTAGAACACCATGTTTTCATGTGTATATGCCAGACTTTACAATAGACAAAGTAACAGCACTTACTAGACAATATCAACTTCAAAATAATATAGGATATTTAATATTCGATTATATTAAATTACCTACAAGTGAAATAGGAGGACTAGCTAATGCCGCTGAATATCAAAGATTAGGATATATAACAACTTGCCTTAAAGATATTGCTGGTATGTGTAATATACCAGTGATAAGTGCTGCACAGGCAAATAGAAGTCAAATTGGTGTCAGTGGTGCAAGAGACGCAAGTAACATTGGTGGTTCATATAGAATACTACAAATGGCTACTAGACTTTGTTTCTTACGTAACAAAACAGATTTTGAAATGACAAACGAAGGATTTGACATGGGAAATCAAAAACTTCAAGTAGCATATCAAAGAAATGGTGCTGGGGGTAATGACGAGATTAACATTCAGTTTGACAGACCAATACTCAAAATGAAGGAGGTATCTTAATGCCTACAGCGTTAGAGTACATTAAAGAAAATCTCACAAAAGAAATGGTTCTTGATTTGCTAACAAAACATGGAGCTAAAAGAATAACTATATACGATACAGAAATAAGAAGCACATGTCCAATACATGGCGGTGATAACCCTACCGCTTTTGTATGGAATTTAGAAAATAATATGTGGTATTGCTTTACTGAATGTAGTTGCGGAGGTGATGTGTTTCAATTTATAGCTAATATACACGATTTAGACATAAACAATGAATTTAAAACAGTCATAAACACAACAGCAAACGAATTAAATATAGATATAAGCAATTTAGAGCTTGGAGAAAGAGCGAATAGAAACAAAAAAGAGCTTAGAGCGTGGCTTGCATATTGCGATAGTGTAAACAACAAAAAGAATAAAGCATTTGAAATAAAAACCCTTGGACAACGATTTGTACTTAATTCGTACAGAAAATTAACACCAGATATCTTAGAAAGATATAACGTTACTTATAACGGAACTTATAAAAGAGTACAATTCCCTATATATGATGAAGATGGGAATTGTGTAGGTGCAGTTCTTAGACGTACAAATGAAGCAGACAATAAGAAATGGATTAACAGACCAAAAGGACTTAATACTGGAGAAGTGCTTTACAACTTAAACAATATACCAGAAACACAACTAACAGTAAGAATTGTAGAAGGCGTATATGACGTTTTAAATTTAATATCGCTAGGCATTGATAATGTTGTATGCACGTTTGGAGCGCATTTAACAGACGAACAAATAGATTTAATAATAAGCAGATTCTTAAATGTTATATTAATGTATGACAATGATAATGCTGGTATAAAAGCAACAGTAAAAGCTATAAAAAAATTAAGTCACTTAGCTAATGTTTATGTTTCTGATTTGTCTAAAGTAAATAAGAAAGACCCCGGTGAATTAACTAGAGAAGATTTAGACAATATACAGGAAATTGCGTGGTACAACTGGCTTAAAGAACATCAATAATGTTATAATAAATACGAGGAAATAAAAAGGAGGTAAAAAAACATGAAAATATTTATATTAATACTAATAATTATATTTTTACTTTTAGGCACTTTTGGTGCAGTATTATCACGTTTAAGCATGAAAAAAGGACAAGCATTAACTGGACTTTATAGCGCTATATGGACAGTTATATTCTACTTGATGGCGCTAATATTAATTAACATTTAATATTTAGAGGGGGGAATGGAATTGGATTTTTATAATTATCAACGCAAATCAGAAAGAACTATTAACAAAAAATTAAACAAAGAAGATATGATACTAAACGCCTGTCTTGGTATTTCTGGAGAAACTGGAGAAGTAGTAGACCACATAAAGAAATATTTTTATCAAGGACATCAATTAGATTTACATAAAGTTGCAGAAGAACTTGGTGATGTGTTGTGGTATATAGCAGAAATTTGTACTGCACTTCACATCAACTTAGATGTTGTTGCACAACAGAATATAGAAAAACTAGAAAAAAGATATCCAGAGAAATTTACAGAAGAAGCAAGTATTAATAGAAAAGAGTAAGTCATTTATGACGCAAGGAGGATAACAATATGATACATCTTCACGTACACACAAGCGGCTCTCAATTAGATGGTGCTTGTGACATAAAAAAATTAGTTCAAAGAGTCAAAGAACTTGGTATGCAAGCAATAGGAATATCAGACCACGGTATGTCTTGATTATGTTTACTTAAAAAGAAAACATAACAAAATTGCCGCCCTACTAAGCGATTAGTAGGTGAAAACAGGGCAAAATCGGTGAAGGCTGAGACGCTAACACCGAGGTAATGCTATAAATTGCGAAAGGTTATAGCACACCGTAGAGCGTAGGAAGTGAATAAATATAATCTTCCCAAGAGTGTCCTGCAACTCAATGAGTTGAAAATGTACGCCGAGCTATAGGGAATAAAACCTATAGAAGTAAGGATAAAAAGCCTTACGATAACAATACTGAATATGATTAAAGCACTAGAATTTCAACTAGAGTGTCAAAAAGAAAATATAAAACCAATCATAGGTTGTGAGTTTTATATGGGAGACCCAGATACACAAGATAATTTTCATCTGATTTGTCTTGCTAAAAACAATACTGGACTAAAAAACTTATATAAACTTAACGCCTATTCATACAAAGATAATTTTTACAAAAAGCCTAGAATTACGTTTGAAAAACTTGTTGAATATAAAGAAGGTTTAATAGTTACTACAGCGTGTATTGGTAGTAAGTTTGGTAAGTACTTTCTAAAAGGTGATATAGAAGGCTTAAAACGTTCGTTATTATCATTTAGAGCGGTTTTTGGTGAAGATTTCTACGTTGAAATACAAGTGAATAACATACCAGAGCAAACAGAATACAACCGCAAAATGATTGAACTTGCCAGAGAACTTGAAATTGATGTTATAGTTACTTGTGACGCTCACTATATAAACAAAGAAGATTTTGAAGCTCACGATACATTACTATGTATGCAGACAAAGAAAGAAAAAAGTGATACAAGTAGATTTAAGTTCACTTGTAATGATTTTTATATTAAAAATAAAACAGAAATTTATAATGAGTTACTTTCTATTGGTATTGATAAACATTTAGCAACAGAAGCTATACAAAACACAAATGAAATAGCTAGAAAATGTAATGCTGAAATACAAATCAACCAAGACTTTATGCCGCATATTGCAAGCGAAGAAGAAGAGCCAAAAATGCTTGCTGAACTTTGTAATGCTGGATTTAACAAAAGGTATAAAGAAGGCGCTTTTGAAGGACTTAATATACAAGACGTTATAAATAGAATATCTTATGAATTGAAAGTAATAAAACAAAAAGGCTATTGCGGATATTTCCTTATAGTATCTGACTATATAAATTGGGCAAGAGAGAAAGGTATACTGACAGGTAGCAGAGGTAGCGCCTGCGGTAGTGAAGTAGCATTTATAATTGGAATAACAGAAGTAGAACCAATCAAAAACGGTTTGTTGTTTGAAAGATTCTTAAATCCAGAGAGAAACTCGCCACCGGATAAGTAATATTGTCCCCTTATGCAGTAATGCATATTGAATAACTCCGAATATGCTGGGAACCCCTTAGAGCCTTTGATACCGAAGCGTGACAATTCAAAGGATTGGGCAATCAGCAGGGATAGGTTGTATAACTTGTCTACGTCTGATATAATTAGTATGAGGTGATTTAGATGTTAAAAGAAACCAAATACAAAGGTTATTTCGTAGACACAGAAGGAAATGTATACTCAAACAAGAAAGGTACACTTAAAAAATTATCATTGTGGCTTACGTCAAAAGGAAGATATTGGACTTTTAGGGTAGGTAGTAAAAATATTTTAGTTCACAGGCTTGTAGCTGAAACATTTTTGGACAACCCTTTAAACAAACCAGAGGTAAACCACAAAGATAACAACTCTAGGAATAATAACGTTGATAATTTAGAGTGGTGTACGCGAAAAGAAAATATGGCACAATGTTTCAAAGTACATTCCCCTGTTAGAAATTTCAAAAACGCAAAAGTATATAAAGGAAACCAACTAATTGGTGAATACATAAGCATTGCAGAAGCTTGCAGAGATATGAAGCAAAAATATGGTGTGCCTTATTATCAATTTGCAAAACATAAAGTATACAAAGACTTCAAAATAGTTATATAACAAGCCCCCAACGACTATCAAGGAGCATCTCACTGAGATGATGGTATAGTCTACACCCCTAATAAATATCGGGAAACCGAGGGTATAATGGATAGACACAGACTTTGATTACGCAAGAAGGCATGAAGTTATAGAATATATAAAGAATAAATATGGAGAAGAACACGTAGCTCACATATTAGCAGAAGGAACGCTTACTGCAAAAGCTGTTTGTAGAAAAGTTTTATCTGCTTATGGCTATGATATGAAAGTTATAAATCGCATAGCAAAAACGGTACCAGATAAAGTAGATAGTATCAAAACTTGTATGGAAGCTATTCCAGAGTTCATGTTTGCTATGAAAGGCAAAGAAAAAGAATATCAAGATATGCTTACATTAGAAGGACTTATGTCACATACATCAATGCATGCTGCTGGTGTTGCTATAGCAAATCAGCCTATTTATAATATTGTGCCATGTATGACAAACAGTGAAGATAGAACAATGTTAATAACACAATGGCATAAAAAACTTTTAGAGCTAGTTGGTGTGTTTAAGTTTGACATATTAGGACTTAAAACGCTTACCGTACTTGATATGACAATAAAGCTTATAAAAGAGAACAAAGGCATAGACATATCGCTAAGTGATATAGACATAAATGACCATAGAATATATGCTTTTTTAAGGGAAGGACATTTAGCAGGTGTGTTTCAATTTGACGCTCCAGCAGGAAAACAAGCATTAGAAAAGATACAAGTTACTTGTTTTAATGATGTAGTTGCAGGAGAAGCTTTATGTAGACCGGGTGTTAAAGAAGCAGAATTATATTATAACAACAGAAAACTTGTTCTTGAAGGTAAAGAATATAAAAAAACTGGATATGAAATTATAGACGATATTTTACGTGAAACATATGGAGCTATAGTTTATCAAGAACAAACAATGTTACTTATGAATAAACTCACTGGTGGGAGATGGTCGCTTGGTAAGGCAGACAAAATGAGAAAAGTGAAAGACCTTGAGGAATATAGAGAAGATTTTGTTAAGTGTTGTGTTGCCAATGGATATACTGAAGAATTTGCTAACTATATATATAATAGGTTTGATTTAGGATATACATTTAACAAATCTCACGCTGCTGCTTACGCAGTTCGTTCTATTCAGTGTGCTTATTTTAGTTGTTTTTATCCAGTTGAATTTATGACAGCTTTGATGTCTGTTGATGTGCTTGGTGATGGAAAAGACGTTCCAAGATTTATACAAGAATGTAAGAGAAGGCAAATCAGAATATTACCACCAGACATTAATAAATCTTCTACTGTTTTTACTTGCGAAGGAGATGTTATATTATATCCTCTTACAGGCATAGCTCATGTAGGAGAAAACGCAGTTAATCACATTATGGAGAATAGACCTTTTACAAGTCTTAATGACTTTTTAAGCAAAGTAGAGAAGAAAAAAGTCAATAAAAGAATTGTAAAACAACTTATTAAAGCTGGAGCCTTTGATGAAATAGAAAACGAAAAATATAGAGGTAATAGAGCGCTTCAACTTAACGACTATATGGCAAGTGTCAAAGAAACGCCAAATCAAATGACTTGGTGTACGCCTTTATTAATGCAATACGAACTAGACACATTAGGATTTAATCTAACCGTACACCCACTAGACGGTTACAAAGTTAAAGATATATCTGATGTGCCAGATGGAAGTAATATCAACACTTGTTTTTTAATAAAAGAAATAAGACCTCTTAAAGATAAAAACGGTAACGATATGGCTTTTATAGAAGCAACTAATCAATACAATACAGTAACGCTAATAATGTTTAGCAGAGAGTTCACTAAATTTAAAAACACTCTTGTACCAATGCTAAAAGTAGCAGTAGAAGGAAAGAAAGAGAATGATAATATAATAGTGAACAAACTAAGTATAATATAGGAGGTATGCTTTGTGACTTGGAGTGAGATTATGTTAGACAACAAACCAACGGAAAAACAAATTAAAAGAGCAGAAAGACTTCTTGAAGAAAAATACGGTGATATAACACAGCCAATATACACAATGACAAAACAAGAAATATCTACGCTTATAGCAAACCTAAGCAAGAGGGTTCAAGACCCTCTTGATAGGTTTCATGGTGACAATAAACTAACTCCACGATACATAGACGACATACCAGAAATGTATACAGAAGTTATACATTATATATTTGAAAAAGCTAGAGAAGAAGATTTGCCAGTTACAAACTTTGTTTTAGAGTTAGAAATGCTTCCGTTTTCTAAATATTTAACAACAACATATAGATTTACTTACAAAAACAAAAGACTGTATTGTGCTAAAGTTATAACTCAAAATATGCTTAACGAAAATAAATATATGTTAGTTGTTAATAAAACTTTTGAACAAATAAAAGATAAAATATGGGGTGTTAATGACAATGCTTAGACAAACAATACTTAACAATTACGAAAGATGTCCTTATATGTGTTATAAGGAGTTTGGAACACTAGAAGAACCAAAAGATAGGCATGATGAAGAAGAACGTTATAGTAATAAATATGCTGCTGCTGGAATAGCTCTACACGAAGCTATGGAGTGGTGGGGTAACGAAAAGATAAATGGTACAAGCAGAACGCTTATAGAAGTACACGACAAATTAGATGAACGTTTTGAACTTATACCTCATGATTTGTTTAAAGACGATAATGACAGAAAGACATTTTACAACTCTCTACATGAACAAATTAATTGGATATATGAACACTCACATTTAATAGTGCCAATTAAATGTGAATTAAACTTTACTATTGAAAATCTATTTGACGATATTGATGTAGGATTTACTGGAACTATAGATAGAATAGATGGCGATATAGCAAACCAAGATGTTGATTTAGTAGATTATAAGACTGGAAAGACTTATACAAAGAAAGAATTGTCTACGAATATGCAAGCGTGTATATATGCAGAAGCGTTTAAGAAAATGTATGGCTTTTATCCAAAGCGATTTGTTTTTATGTTCTCTAAGGCAAGACGTTTAAAAGTCGTGCATATCAATCCAGAATTCATGGCTAACGCAAAAGCACGTATAAAAGGGTTATATATGCGTATGGTAAGCGGAGAATACAAACCAGATAGTTCTAACAAATATTTTTGTAAGAATTTTTGTGAGTATTATAAAGAATGTCCAGCACACAAGAAAGGTGGCTGGAATGTAGATTTTGAAGTATTTAACCCAGACGAAAATGTATAGTAAAAAGGAGTGTTAAAATGAAAATCATATGTAGACATGAATGGGAATATAAGATAAAACCAGATAAACTGACAATAGTACAATGCAGAAAGTGTGGTAAAACAGAATTTCATAGTAAAAATAAAAAAATATATATTCTCTAAGTTAGTTAATAGAACATATTGCTGGTGTCTTTTATGTAACAGTGATTTAATTAGAGATAGTTTTATATCAGATGAAGATGAAAAAGTGACTTTTAGATGTAGTTGGTGTGGACATGAAAGTGTTTGGCATTTTGGAATAGCACAAATACCGATATTACTAGAAGGTTAATGAACATAACAAATGTTAGTAATATATAATGTTATTTAAGTGTAAAGGAGGTGAAATTGACAAATGAAAATAGTATTAAATGCAATTATTTTAATGTTTAGTGTAATTTGCATTATAGGGTTTTTATTATTCGTTGAAAACATAACGCCAGAAACTAACTTTTTAAGCAGAGAAATGATAAATGCTATTGTGTTAGGTTGGCTTGGGTTATACTTGTTGAGATTGTATTGGTCATATAGCCAGAAAGAAAAGGAGGAATAAAAGATGAGTGGTATAAACGATATGTTCAAAGTAGATTACCTGCCAGAAAAGAGAGAAATAAAAATTAATCTTCCAGAAGAGGTTTGGAAAAACATTGATACTATAACCTTAACAAGACTACTTCAAGAAGAAATAGTCGTTGAGAAACAAAAAGAAAGTGAGGCTGAATACAATGCCTAAAACAATAAGAATCAAACGCATACTTAACAATGAAGAAGTGAAGAAAGAAGCAAAAGAAACGTGTCCACATGGAATGTCATATTTTTTATTATCATGCCATCAATGTGACAAATATGATTATTGTAATTTACTTTGGGAATTTAAAGAAAGTGAGGTCAAACACGAAAGGAGGATATTATGATAGATAGAGAATATGGAAAATACTTTTTAGCCTGTGATATATGCGGAGAAGAAATAACAGGCTTTGAGACATTTCAAGACGCGTTGGACTATAAAATAAGTGAAGGCTGGGGAAGCAAACGTGGAGAACAATTAAATTTGCAATATGGATGGATAGATGTCTGTCCGAATTGTCAAAAGTGATTAACAATACAACTATATTGTGCAATAAATTTATAGATTAAATAAAATGTGTTGTGTATAATGACAAACCATATGGGGGTGGGGTTAATGAAAGTTTTAGGCGTAGACAATGGAAGAAGAACTGGCATTGGTATTGTAGAAGATTTTAAGTTTATTGAAGCTAGTTACTTTATTACTGGAGAAACGTCTATAAGTAATGTAGAAAAGATAAGAAATCACTTTAATTTGTTACGGTCTGTTATATTAAGAACAGCGCCAAACTTAATTGTAGTAGAATCACCAAACGATTTAACTGGTATCAATAAAGTGCTTTTATCAAGAGCTTATTATACAAACACAATAATTCTTGCTGGTCTGTACAATATACCAATCAAATCATGCCACGCTATGACGCTTAAAAAGGCTGTAGCAGGGCGAGGGAACTTAGAGAAGGTAAATGTATGTGACACTCTTGTAAAGCGTTATAGCGTGCCTAGAGAGTGTATAGAGATACCTGTATATTATAAAACTAAAAAAGATTCAAACGGTAATCTAAAAATAAAAGATTATCTATATGATGAAACAGACGCTACTGCTCTAGCGTTCTATCCATTTGTTATAAATAATTTTGAGGGGGAATAAGTAATGAGAGATACGGAATTAACATATGATGAAGAAATAGAAATGAATGATAATATTGTGTGTAAAGGTGGTGTGTGTCACATTGAATTAACAGACCAAAACGACAATGTAAATCACCCAACACACTATACACAAGGCAAAATAGAATGTATCGACTACATAGAGGACAAGCTTGGAAAAGAAGGGTTCTTAGCTTATATGCAAGGCAACATAATTAAATATATTACAAGATATAAACATAAAAATGGCATTGAAGATTTAAAGAAAGCTAAATGGTACTTAGATAAAATGATAAAAACTTTAGAAAATATGAATAGAGTGTAAATTTTTTGTTAATTTTTTAAAAAAGAACGTATGTTGTCTTGACAAACCAAGAGAATTTAAGCTATTATATATATAACGTTAATAAACGTAATAAACGTTATATAAACATATACTCATTATGTTCTAAACGAACATAATGAGTATATGTTTGATTAACCCTAAAGGGTTAATCAGAGAATTATAAATATATATAATAAACATATCAAGAGAATATAATAAACGTTAATATATATATATATAATAAACGTTA